TCGTCGGGGGTGTGGTGGCGCAAATAAAGCCGTTTTGCTGCTTCGCGTATTTCCGGTGAATAAGCCATTGCGTGGTATAAGTCGCTCATAAAATTAGTAACTAGCGACAGTGTATTCATTTATAATAAGACTATAACCGCTTAAAAATCCTCACGTTTCCTAAAACATCAATCTAGGAATTTGCAAAAAGCTAACTAGGTGAATGCCCCTTTTTTTATGGCTATGCTGCGTTTAAATATTCAGTAACGCACACGGCAAGCAAATGGCAGCAAAGCAAACAGGTTGGGTAATTGCAGCAACAGAAGGCGCAACGGTAGATGGCCGCGCTATTTCAAAAGAGTGGATCAACGACATGGCCGAGCTTTATTCGGTTGATGAATACACCGCACTTATTTGGCCTGAACACTTTCGCTCATTTTGGGGCCCGGCTGAGGGTAAAAACTGGGGGTCAGTTGATGAAGTAAAAGCAGCAAAACATAAAGGTAAATTACGCCTGTTTGTAAAACTAACAGCCAACCAATACTTGTTAGATGCCAACAAAGACGGCCAAAAGCTGTTTATGTCTATCGAGCCAAACCCCGATTACCAGCAAAAAGGCCGCTGCTATTTACAAGGCCTTGCCGTTACCGACTCGCCAGCAAGCACCGGCACAACCCGCTTAAAATTCTCAATGGGTGATAACGAAGTAAATCACGAATATAGCCACCTTGAAACGCTAGAACACAGTGACTTTATTACCACCAGTAGCGAACCAACTAACGACATTCCAGCCGACAAGCAAACCAAAGCGCTAGGCCTGTTTGCCCAACTATTTAATTTATTTTCTACCGATCAGCAGCCAGTTGATCCACAAGAGCCACTCACCGAGGAAGAACCCATGAACAAAGAACAGTTTGATGCCGTAATGGGCAAGTTTGAAGGATTAGATGCCAAGGTGACTGACCTTGAAACTAAATTCAGCAAGCCACCAAAAGCCGAAGAAACCCCGCCAGTTGTAGAGCCGCCAGCCGTAGAGCCAGAAGGTGATACACCTGCAGCAGGCGTAACCGCTGAGCAATTCAGCCAGCTAATGGACAAGCTAGAAGGCTTTGGCAAAAAAGTAGACGGGTTAGATACCAAATTTAACGCCCTTAGCCAAGAGCAAAGCGGCCAAGAGCCAGACCCAGTAGGCGTCGAAAGCGTAGACCTGGTTTAACCAAACGCTTAACCACGTTTACTTTTTACTAATGCATAACAGAGCGAGATAACGCATGCACTTAAATCAAACAGCCGCTGGGTTTTTACAAAAATACTCAACGCAAGTAGCAAAATCATTTGGTGTGGAAGACGCATCACACAAGTTTGCCATTTCAGACCCAATGGAAACAAAACTCCGCGCCGCGCTTTTAGAGTCGGTCGAATTTTTACGCATGATCACCACCATGCAGGTCGACCAAATTAAAGGCCAAGTTGTAAAAGTGGGTAACTATGGTATTGCAACAGGGCGTAAAGCGGGTGGCCGTTTTACATCAGAGCAAGGCGTAGATGGTCATACCTATGAATTGGTTGAAACCGATTCATGCTCAGCAACAACATGGGCGTTGTTATCTACATGGGCCAATGCCGGTAACTTAAACGAGTTCATGAAGCTGATTAACCAAAACGCCACGCTACGCTTTGCACTCGATATGTTACGCGTTGGCTTTAACGGTGTATCAGCCGCGACTACATCTGACCCAGTTGCCAACCCAAATGGTGAAGACGTAAACAAAGGCTGGCATCAAATCGTTAAAGAAAAAGCACCTGATCAAATCATGACTGACACAGTCTATTTTGACCCAGACGGCGCAGGTGACTACAAAACGTTAGACGCGATTGCGACCGAGCTTAAAAACACGCTTATTCACCCGTCATTGCGTAACGACCCACGCCTAGTTGTATTGGTAGGTAGCGACCTTACGGCCACTGCTCAAACCCACATGATGAACCAAGCTGACAAGCCAAGTGAAAAAGTGGCCGCACAGCAAATGGATAAAAACATTGGTGGCATGCGCGCGTATACGCCGCCGTTCTTCCCGGGTAAACGCATTGCGATCACCATTTTAAGCAACTTGCATATTTACACGCAAAAAGGCACAGCGCACCGCAAAGCAAAAGACGAAGAAGACCGCAAGCAGTTTGAGAACTCATACTGGCGTAACGAAGGCTACGCAATTGAAGAGTTTGAAGCGTATGCCGCGATTGACGAAAGCGCGATGAATATTGGCCCTAACCCAGCGCCTTAATTTATTGCAAAACCAGTTGCTAGGCCTAACCGCCTAGCAGTTAACCAATTTATTAAAAGGTAAGTGCCATGAGTGCCATTGCTGATTTTAAAAAGCGCCGCCTAGCTGCTAAAGCCAAAGCAGGTGAAGAACAAGCGACAATTACGCCTGAAACCACAGCCCTTAAATTGCTCGCGCAGTTGCTAGGTTGTGATGAATCAAAGGCGATTGAAAAAGCCCAAGAGTGTGTTGCTAAAAACATTCATTTTGTTGATGTAACCATGAATTTTGATAAAGCCGAAGGCGAAGACAAAGCAGCCGTTGCCAATATCAAAACTGACGAAAAAGGCAACATTGAAAACATTGATGTTTCACCCGTTGAAGATGCCACCGACGAGCTAAACCAAAGCATAGACAGCGCAAGCAATGCTGCAGGTGAAATTAAAACCGCCGCAGAACAAGCAAGCGATGCTGCCAGCGACTTAGCCTACCAAGCCGATGACATTCATAACGCTAATAGTGAATTGAAAGAAACGGTCGAAGAGCTAAAAAAGCCGTCGGCGGCGCAAAAATCCTCCAATTCAAAGAAAGCAACCGAGCAAAAGAACAGCTCGAAAAAGTAAGCCTTACGGGCTCAGGGAAATACGCCCCAAGCCTGCACTTACAGCTTATTGAATTAGAAGACGACTTAAAACGGTTAAAAAACTTGGTAACCCGCGCCGACAAAATCGCTCACAAACGTGATGTGTTATTGCCAAAGTGGTTACCCATTGTTGAAGACTATTTAGCAAAAGAAGGCAAACAAAATGAAGACAACCCGATTTTCGCATATTGCACTATTTGGCTTTTCGATGTTGGCAATCTCAGCCGTGGCATTGAGTTTGGCTTACGAGCCATTGAGTTTAACCAGCCCATGGCAAGCAGCATTCGCCGTAAGTGGCCTGGTTTTATTGCCGACACTGTTTTTGACTGGGCAAGCGCCCAAGCTGAAAAAGGCAGCAGCATTGAGCCTTATTTTGGGCAAGTGTTCAAGCTTGTTGCGAACCATTGGAAACTACCTGAGCAAGTTACGGCTAAGTACTACAAGTTTGCGGGCCTTGCGTTACTGCGCAGCAAAAACGGCGACGTTTCGCCATCGCACGTTGGCGACGTTCAGCGCCTGCAACAAGCAGATGGCTACTTAGCCAAAGCCGCAGAGTTACACCCAAAAGTACAAGTTAAAACAGTAAGAAACAAAATTGCAATGAGATTGCGAGCCATTGCCGAGCTAAACGCTCAGTAATTGCTAAAGGCTCCCAACCCTCCAGTGCACTAGCCGAGTGTTTTAAAAGGCGACTTTTAAATAATCACTGTGACGCTAACTGCACTGAACCTAATTGATAAAGGTATACGGTATGTCATTTGGATACGAAGCCACAGCACAAGACAGCATCGACATAGATGCCGATAGCGGCTGGCCAGCATTAAGCACGGCAGAGTTTCGTAAGCATCGCCGTATACCTGAGTTTTACGAAGAGGCCGTAATAGCCGATTCACTAAACCGCAGCGCCCTTGAAGTACAACAACAAATAATTAAATACACAATGAAAGACAACACGGACGTTGCTTTCGCCATCACAAACGCCGTGCCAGATTTTAACAGCGCACAGCAAAGCGTTTACCGCGGTGCTGTTTATGCCCGTTCGCATAGCGATTTAATGGGTTATTTTTCATCGGTTGATCAAAAACCTTCAGGCAACAATAAGGCTGACGATGTTGAGCAACAAGACGCGATACTTGCGCAGTCTAACCGTAGCGTTCGCTTGCTACTTGGCCTTGGCCGTGCGGGAGTGCACACACTATGAGCCAAACAAT